GGAAGTTCTGCCTGGTCGAGTGAGGGAGAGTGACAAACATACTTGGGACTTTACCTTCCATAGGTATATCGCCGACATTTGTTCCGACATCATTTGTTTACTCGCTGTTCGCCCACAAGCGTGGTCTGATGAACAGTTTGAGGCCTACAAAGATGATGTTCGCCTTTGTTTTGCTCAAGTGTTTGATAAATCAGTTTATCGGACATCAGACGGAACCCTCTTTGAGATGGTTTCCGACGGCATTATGAAGAGTGGATGGTTCGGCACAATTGCGGTCAACTCAACAGCACAACTTGTGGTCGACACACTCGCCCTCATACGACTTGGCTACTCTGATGAAGACATCATTGAGATGCCTATTGTTGCAGGGGGTGACGATGTTAACCAGGAGTTAAAGAACGTTGACCTCGACGCTTACACCAAAGCATGCAAGGTTTTGGGAGTGGACACTGAAATCCACGATCGTGATAACCTTGAGTCCTCTGAATATTTCAGTAGCGACATCCGTCTCGGTAAGGATGGCTTTGCGTTCTACCCTAAAAGGTGGACCAAACACATTGAGCATATTAAGACGGTCAAGAAAGAAGATCTTGCCGACGCTCTGTGTTCGCACATGGGGAATTATCGCCATGATGCGGCAAAGTTTCGCTTGTTAGAGAACATGTACCACGAAATGCGAAAGCTTCATCCCGGTCTATTTCCAATCACAGCGCTGAAGAGTCGTGACTATCTGCTCGCAAAGCAGTACGGCTACGAACACGCGTTGGAATAGGCCGTTAGAACGACCGACCAAGTCGTTAAACTGGCACCCTGTGTTCAGCAGGGTTCTGTGGTAGGTGGTGGAGAAAAATTAATTAAAACATAAAACACACTACCTATCATGGAGCAGTTCTCAGGGAACTATACTGGACCTTACTGGTCTGATGGGAAATTTCAAACCAGCGTCGAGTTTGGCGAATCCGAAGCAAAATCGGAGCTCGACGCGCTATCTCGTTTGCATGATTCAGCTTATGCCAAATACCCAGATCGAGACCATCGCGAG